ACATTCTTCTCTCCTGCTGAAACTCTTTTCAATTTTGTGTATTTGCTCGTTTATGTCTTCGTATATATTCCATAAGCCTAACCTATGTATTACTGAAGCAAACTTTTGAGTGATAATATCATCGCTATATATATCGCAGATTTTCTTCTCAATAACGTCTTTGTTATCTTTGCTACGTATACTCATTATATCAACAATACATTCTTGAGCATTTGCCCAATGGGCATGATAATCGTTAAGAACTTTTTGGTCTAAATATTGTTCAAGTTCTAAAGTTTCAAGTTTGTAGTTACATAGTTTCTCTAAATTAAAGTACTCATAACACAATAAATTCTCATGTAAACTTTGTAATAAACTTTTTAGTTTATTTGCAGGGTTACTTAAAGCATGAAACTTATTAAAGTTTTGGTAGTCTAACCATTCTACATAGTATTCTAAAAACTTATCATTGCAACTTTTAAAAGGTATACAATCACCAGACGACTTAAATACTAAATTAAAAAACATAATATTTCTCCAGAAGAATGAGGGCAAGGAGAAAGGAAATAAATCTTGCCCTCTTTATATTTTAGTTTGCTTGTCGACTGCGTATCATTGCAAGAATGTCTTCTGCACTCTTATTATTTCCTTCGGGTGCAGGTGTCGCTATCGGAGTAGGAGCAGTTGGTGTTGCTCCCATCTCTTGTGGAGTTGCTACTGGTGCTGGTGCAGTTTCTACTACTGAAGCAGATGTTGCTATTGGAGCCGCTACTGCTACTGGAGCAGGTGCTTTAGTTCCTTCGGGTGCTTGAATACCATATGGTCTATAGTATTGCCCAAACTTCTCAACATCATATGGTTGTCCATCTACACTTGCTTCAAACATCTCTTTTATTACTGCAAGTTCAACTTCTGTTGGTTTCTTAGGAAGAAAGTCTCCTAAGTTATGTAATCCAAAACTCTCAACTGCCGCATTTTGTGCTTCAGTTAATGCAGTTTCTTTCCTAGACCACTTACTAGTACTATAATCAGCATACTGACCTTTTGTAGTTTTAGTAATACGGAAGTCTAATCCTTTGCTAGAATCAGTTGGAAGTTCCTGAATATCTGGATCCATTAATGCATCTTTAATTAAGTTAAAGATACTTGGAGAGATAACAAATCTGCGAATTGGATTCTCAGGTGTATTGTCATCTACTAATGGGTTTTCAGTTACAAACCCTTGGAAGATATAACTTCTCTTCTTCCAATATTTACGACCCATGTCTTCAAGAGATTTGTCAGAGAACCAACCACGTACTTCTGAAAGTACTGGACAAGTTTCGTTCCACATCTCTACGCAAGGTACTTGAACAACAACTGGTTTGCTATTCATGTCTCCTTTAACACCTGGGAATGGAAGTCTAATCATTAGTCTTTCCATCCAAAAGAATGTGTTGCTGGGATCTGCATCCGGAAGGAAACGTAGTACAGTTGTACTGCCTTCTGGTATATTCCAATGTGGGTAAATTGCGTTGTCGCCGCCGCCTGTTCTATTCTCTGAACGAGTTTCTTGGGATTTAAGTTTTGCTCTAATTTCTGCTAAAGATGCCATTGTATTTCTCCTATGTGCCTAGTAGCCTGTTTTGTTTTTGTTTTATGTGCCTATAACGTATACACACTGTTTATATAGTATACGATATTGTATTTAGTATGTCAATAAAAAAATTCATCTTTTTTGACTTAAAAAAAATAGCACCCGAAGATGCTATTTTGTCTATCACTTGGGTAAATGATTTTTTAGAATGAAGCAGCCACTTTCATCTGTATTACTGAACCATCATCGTCTGTTGATGCTTCGCCACCGTTCTTATATTCGTAGTCTGTATAGTTTACAAATAAGTTTAATCCTGGAGCAATATTTCTTTTAACTTCTAGCATGTGTTGCTTTAGGTTTTCTTTTTCAGTTCCAGAAACATCTAATGCATCTTCTGATTCCATTGTTGATACTGCAATAGTTGTTGTAGCAGTAAGTTTATAACTTACTCCTGCACCTATTGTATCAATATCTTCATCAGCACCTTCGACTTTACTCATAGCCGCAATTAATGTAGTTTTACCTAATGACAATTTAGCACCAATGTTCTGTGACTCGTTGTCGATTGCACTAGCAACTTCTTGCATTCCATTAGTATATGCTACTTTTAATGCATCAATTGTATAACTTGCACCAAATGATGTTGAATCAGTTGTACCTGCAGCACCTGAATCCATATAACTTACACCTGCTTGAAAACCACCAACTACTGGAGAAATATAAGATGCTTTAGTTAAATCTGCACCATATGTCTTTTCGCCTGCATTTGTTTGTATAGTAGCACTAGTGTATGTACCGCCTACTTCTTCAGACATTATGTCTGCTTCACCAATACCAAAGTTATCAGTTACTGCGTCATTTCCACCTAGTATGATTTTACCCATACTGCCTGAGATATATAAAGATGATTCGTCAACAGTTGTAGTTGAATCACCGACTGTTGTTAATTCAGCAACATATCCATATTCTAAGCCTGTGTCTGTTTTATTTGAAAAAGTAAATTTAATTTCGTTGTCGGAGTTTCCCATTGAAGTACCGTTGTTAGCAGTAATTTCTGAGTCGACACTCTTGTAGTAGAACTCTGTAGTTCCAGAGATTGATACTTCTGCTAATGCAGAAGTACTTAATAGTGCAGTGGCCACTGCACTGATTGCTAGTTTTTTCATTTTATTTTCCTTAAGGTTGGGGGGTCGGAATAAATATTCCGTGTTAGCATTGCTCATGTTTATTTATTGAAGTGGCAAAGAGTAGCACCTAAAAGTGATGCTACTTGATTGATTTTGCAATTATTAACTTATTTGTTGTTTTCTATGTCTCTTAATTTGTTTATTTCTCTTGCCACTAAACTTCTTGGGGTAATTCTGTATCCTTCTTCGCCTGGATAAATTCCAAAGTTACTTTTTGCTCCTGAACCTATTCCTGCCATCTCTTTAAGTTTTTGAAGTTCTTGGTCAACTGCTTCCTGAGACACATCTTCTTTTTGAACTTTAAATTTTTTGCCATCAACTTCAAATTCATCTTTGCCTTCGTCTCTTGCATCTTCGAGTTCACCAGTGAATTTATTTCCTTCTTCGACGTCTGCTTCTTCGACGTCGGTCTCGTTCATATCTTTTACGCCATTTCCGTTTTTATCTATCCACCAATCGCCACTTTCATCATCAACATTGTGCGGACAGTTTGTAGTAGGACTATGCATTGTATCTCCACAATCTTTACATTTGTAATCCATGTAGTCTTTCATATGTCCTTCTTCGATTGACTCATCGATCTCATAATGGTCTTCAATAATTTCATCAATGATTGCTTCTATATTTTCGCCAATAACACCACCGAATTGATTCTGTGCAACTTCTTCCATTTGTTCTTGTATGTATTTTCCAACTTGGTCGTCGTTGCCAGATGCCTTATATATTACATCGAATGCATTATCTTCTTGTGCCATTTGATGTACAAGTTTTTCTTCTTCACTAACAAAACCTTCTTGTACTACACCTTCTTTTTTAAAAGGTTTATAATTATCAGGGTTAGATTGTTTTACATTTTTATTATCCATTGGAACATCTAATGGTAGTTCCCCTTGTGCTGGACTCATTGCACTATCTTGTCCATATGTTAACTCATCGAATATCATATCTAAATACGTAGCATACTCTGAATCTGCAAAATTATCTATTGAACTTTCTATCCAATTTAATATTATTGGTCTAGCATCTGCAGTTGGATCTTTATCTCCTGCATCTCCTAGTTCATCGAACAACATATCATCACCAAAAGCAAAACCAATTGCATCTGTTGCACCTTCGCCGCCATCACCTAATGGTATAGGTTTTTGCATTAAGTCTATTACTTTTTGTGCGGTGTCTTGGTCACCTGGTAAATTCCAAGTACCTTCAACAAGTCTATCTATCGAACTCTCGTAAACTTTAAAATGGTCCATCGGAACTTCAACTACATGACGTTCGCCACTTGTATTTTCTACAGTAGTTAATACGTTATTCTCTAAAGATTCTTTTTTATCTTTCATTTGTTTAATATACATACCTGCAAGTTTTACTGCCTTGCCTTTGTTTGCTTGAAATTCTGGATCTTCTTCTTGTTGTCCAAAAACACTTCCTATGCTTCCAATCTTTTCTGCCATTACTTCAGCAAAAGTTTTTACACCGTCATCTATTGCTCTCTCACCAATATCAACTAATATTAAGTTAAGTAAGTCGTTGCTACTTCTGTATTTTACATTTTTTAGAATGTTTTCACCTTGTGCTAACTCTAGTCTCTCTGGCACATCGAATGGTCTTTCTGGAGTTTCACTCCTGTCTCCCATACCCATGTTAACTTCACCGTACCCAGGTTCCTTAACATCACTACCATATTTTGCTTCTAGGTCTTGTGCATCTTGACTCCAACTACCAATCTCTTCGCCGTCTTTCATTGCAGTTGCACTCTTTACATCACCGATAACTTCTGCTCCAGCACTCTCTGCACTTCTCATCCATTTACCATAGTCGAAGAACTCGCCTTGTTTCTTTTCTGTAATTTTCATTGCTTTCCCCACTACGCTTAAACTATCTGCTAGTTTTTCATCAAATACATTTCTAGTTAATTTTGCTTTAAGATCATTTATATCATCTTCTGAAACTTCAATGTCTGATGGTTTATATGCTTCAAAATAATTAACATATCCTTTTTGTTTACTTACTGCCTCTAGTGTATTCTTAAGTCCGTAATATCTGCCTGTTGCTTTTTCAATTATATCTTGTGCATCTTCGTTTACATAATTTTGACTTTTAACACCTCTAACAAACGTTTTAAGTTGTGCCATCTCTGACATAATTTCACTAATATGTTGTCCGTGTTCGTCTCTAGGATATCCACCATTACTTACATGTCTTGCCATTGCTCTTGCGCCTGGTAAGTAGTTATTCTCAAACTTAAATCGTTCTCCTTGAGAATTTTCAATGTAAATTGTTTTTATGTTTCTGCTTCTAGCACCCATCTTATCTTCATCAACTGTTTTGTTGTGTTGTACAATTAGTTTTGCATCATTAAGATTCTGGTAACTTTTTTGCTTACTTCCGTATAATTTGCTTTCCATGGTAAGTTCTTCCTCTGTTTTATTCTGTTTTGATAGAAACGCAAAATCTTTTTTATCTAGTCTTGCTTTGGAAATATTCTTTGTTTGATAATTAAGCATATTACGAGCAGAGAATTTACTTAGTCCTTTTAAGAAATCATACCATTTGTTTTTAAGTTTTATATTAACATTGTCAGTTATATCGTTAGAGAAGTAAACCTTTAGTATGCCAGTATCAACTATACTAACTACTACACTGCCTAGTCTTTCTCCTTCGGCACTAAAATCAAACTCAAAGAAAACTGCTTCGCCAGGCACTAGTGTCTGCGACCCGTCTTCTCTTCCTAGGGTTAAGTTCTTAAATTGTCCTTTTAACTTACTGAATAAGTCTTGTGATGTTGAGTCTATCATGATACTGTATTTATTACATTTTACATTATTACAAATGGCATTGGTTGCATATCGTAGTCACTTCCGTCGCTCATTTGTGTATCTAATTCAGGGAGATAGTTCTTTAGTTCGTTAGCCATTCTTAAAGAAAGTATAAGACTCATAACTAAGTCGTCTGTTTCTCCTGTTTTGGCTGCATAACTACCTCCACTAGCAACAAAGCATTTAAGTTCGCTAACTAATAACTTACTGTTAACTTTTAATCTACTACTTTCAACTAATGTTTTTAGTTTACTACATGCAGTTATTTTACTTCTTTGTGTAGTGTTAAATCCTTTACGAAACTGTTTACTATTGCCATGTGTTCTAGTTTCACTTAAAAATACTCCAGGAATTGCTTCTTCTCCTATTTCTGCAATAGTTACTAATGCCGCTTCTCCTATACTATTATTCTCAACACTATAGTATACGCTGTTAGCATCTTGCGTATCTTCTACAATAAATGTTATAATTTGTCGCATTATCTGTATTTGTTGAGGTATAGGAGTTTTATTATGTCTCCATTCTGCAACTTGTATCATACTAGGAACCTCTAGTACCTGTATGGCTGCTGGATCCCCACCTGTTCCGAGACTAGGATCTAGTGCTACTAAGTATGTCATTCCTTGTTTAGGATTCGCATACCATCTAACAGTTCCTTGTTTGCTAATAGGATCTTCTCCTCGCATACCTGTCAGAACTAAACTATCAACAAGAGTTTCATCATTAATAATGAATTCACAATCATGTTCACGTCTAAACCGTTCTTCTCCAATACGACCTAGTTCGTCTTTTTTCCATTGTTCGTCTCTATCTGGATGTTCGTGCCAATAACTACGGTATGCTTTAAATCCGTTTACTCCAACTGCACCTGGCAGTTCGTGTCCGTGTTCGTCAAAATTCTTATTTGCATCTCTCCAAATAATAGCAAATTGATCTTCATCACTGTTAGGTGTGCTTGTAATAATAGCACTACCACCTGTTGCTAGAGTAGGAGAAATACTAGTCCAGAATTCTTTAGCAATAGTAGGACGAACAAATGCAAACTCATCACTGTACAACAATGATATACTTAAACCTCTTCCTGTATTCTCAGTAGTTGCTTGTGCTATAATACGACTTCCGTTTTCAAATTCGATACTACCTTTATTATAACTAATAACTCCTGCTCGAATAGAGTTAGGACATAACTCGTATGCATAACGTATACGTTGCATAATCTCTTGTGCACCTGCGTACTTATGTGCCGCAATAAGGATAATACTATCAGGAACAAACATAGCCCTCCATAATAAGTATCCAGCCGCAGTTGTAGTTTTGCCTGTTTGCCTAGGCAACATATTAATGTTAAATCTGTAGTTGTGATAAGTATCTAATAATTTTTGCTGATACTCGTATGGGTCGTATTTTATTTGACCTTGAACTGGATGTTGAATATGAAAGTGATTTTTTAGAAAATATAAAGGACCAGTTGCAGAGTCTACACACTTTGCAAACTCTAGTATCTCATCATTTGTAAATGATTCTTTTTGGTGGGCCTTTTTAATTAATACGCCATCTAAACTTTTGCTCATACTAGTACTTATTGTAGTTGATTCTAGTCTTCTTTCTTATAGATACTAAAGATACCATATGCTAGTCCTGCGATAGCAATCCATTTAATAATTGGACTAGCCATTAATGCTACTGCACTAATTGCAATTATTACTGCTCCATCCCATGAAGTTCGTTCTGTTGTTCTTGCTTTTACCCATTCAATTATAGCCATTTTCTGTTCCTTGCTCTGTTTAAATATAAAACGGTGTCTAAAACATAGACACCGTTTAATAAAGTATTTTTTAAGATTAATGTATCTTATGATTGTGCAAATACTGATGTGCCGTTAACGACAGAAGTACCTGAACTTGTTAATCTTGCTTCTAATCTCCATACTGAGCCGTTAAAAGTACAAATTACATAACTACCAACTCCTGGGCCTGCATTATTTAAACCAACTAAATTAGCAAAGTCATCAGCTGTACCATCAGCAATATCAACTGCATAGTTTAATCCTACTAAACTACTTGTTGCACCAACTGGTTTGTATATTGCTGATTTAGGCATATAAAACTCACCAGCAGTACCAATCTTCATAGTTTGACCATTACTTCCTTTTACATGATACTCAATGATGATAACATCACCTAATGATGAATTAGCCGCTGTTGGCAAAGTCGCTGTTACAGCATTACCATTAGCCGCGGTTAACACATGTGTATTTGCAGTTAGTCCATCATCAAAACCATTTGCTAACTGTACCTTAGCAGTTAAACTTGCACCCATTATTCCAGTTGGACTGTTGATGATGCTAACACCACCGGCTGTTGCTCCGTCTGAAATTTTAAAACTGTTTGTTGAATCATCGAAGAACAAGTCTCCGTCTTTTCCTGTGTGTGATGCGATTGCTTGATTAATAACCTTACCACGAATTTTTCTTAAAGCCATTTTGTTTTCTCCTTTTTAGAGTTTACGACGTCCTAGGTCTACAGAGTTTAGTCTCCATAAGTCTCACACTTTGATGAGCACATAGTATTTAGTCGTCAATCGTAAGAATAGCACCATTAAGGTGCTATTAAGTTATGTTTTGATTATTTGTTTTCTTCGTTAAATTCTTTTACAAATTTGTCGTATTTGCTATAGAAACCTTCGTACACATCATCTGTAACTTTTAATGCTTTAACAGCCATTGGATTGTCTCCACCTGCGGCTGCTGGATAATGTGTCTTGGGACCGTTTAGTCCTCCACTTAATCCAACCATTTGTTCTTGTGCATCTCCGTATTCTTCGTCAGGCTCGTTAGCATATTCTTCAATCTTTTCTGCATAGTTTTCATACCCTGCTAATTGTAATATGTCCTGTAGTTCTTGTACTGGAACTTCTACACTTGCTTCTTCAACTGCGCCTTCTTCGACTGATGCTTCAGCACCTAAGATTTTAAGACATTTTTTACCTGCTTGATATAATGCATCTGGGTCTGCATTCAGCATGTCTCTCATTGTTTCATAACAACTTAATGTTGCATCGTCGGCCATCAAATGCATATTGGCATAGAAACCGCCCATGTGATCTGCAATGTAATCATTAACCTGGCCTTCACCATCGTCTGGATCCTTAGATTGATCCATCAAATAACCGATATTAGTAAGTAATTCATCTTTAAGTTCTTCTGCACTCGTTGACTTAGCGGCTTTTATTTCTTCATCACTGTAAAGATTAAGCTCTTCCGGGTCTGTAATTCTGTCCGTGCCTTCATCTAATTCTTCTTCATCGAGACTAACTTCTGACATTATTCTTGAAGCAGTATCTTGTACATCTGCTTCTTGTACATCTGCTTCGTCCATTGAAGACATTTTTTTCACGGACATTGTTATGTAATCCTCAACATTATCATGATTTATTCCATCACTCATATCGAAGGATGGGTGTTGGTCCATGTTATTAAGAACGTCACCTAATTGGTTATTATCTGCATCAAAATCATCATATGCTCTTGAATTAGAAGAATAATTAGCAGTTACTTCACCATATGGTGTTTTGAATGTTGTGCTATTTGCATCATAGCCAATTTCAACAACACCATCCTGAGCTGCTTCTTCTACACTTGCTTCTTCAATATTTTCTTTAATCATAATGTTGTTACTACTTGAACCCATAACACCACCTAAATAAAGCATACGATCTAATTCTGTTTCATCAGATTCTACATCTTCATGCACTTCTTCAACATTTGCTTCTTTGCTTTCATCCATCTTTTCTTCGATGTCTTTTTTGATAGCATCATAGTCTTGACCTGGATATTTTTTCTCAAATTCTGCTTTAGTCATGCCTTCTTCAACATCCTGCATCATGTCTTTTACTGCGCCTTCTTGAACAGTTTCTTCAGCAACTACACTATGAGTTTTACCTGCGGCAACAATGCCTGCTTGTATATCTTCGTTATCGTAATTCTCTGCTATTTCAGATAGTTTTTTCATTACATCAATCATATGCATTTTATTTTCCTTCTTTTGCAAATTCGTATTTACGAGTTTCGATAGTTTTTAACATGTTCTCGTTATATTTGTCGCCGTAAAGACTGTCGACTTTTATTTCTTTTTGGTCTTTGTATTCTGCGTCATCTAACTTTGCAGAATATATTTCACCTTCTTCTTTGACAGCTTCTTCTCTAGCAATTTCTTCTGGATGATCTTTATTAATTACAACTATCTCATTTGGAGCAATACCGATTGCATGTTTAAGATATTCGTATAATGTGTTTGCAGTAACTGGATAACCCATCTCTGCATCCATCATATAAACTTCTGAATTAGTTAACGTTTGAAAGTCCATTGGGTGTTCTTGAATAGGAGTTTTCTTAGGCTTACTAAGACTTTTTAACTCGAATTTACCAAGTGCATCCTCTAGTTTATCCATAACTTCATCTTCAATCATATTGGCTATTTTGATTCTAAAGTTATAAGTTCTTTCACTTTCTGTTAAGTAATGTTTGAAAGGTTTCATAATTGTCATCCTATATTATAGTGTATTTATACATTTTTGCCTAGAATTTCGTTAAGAAGAGTATTACGATCTACTACCATTCCTTGTCCGTCTGCAGGAGTATCAGGGGCATTTTGTTTATTTTTAAGATCTAGTGTTGCTTTTTTAATTTGTAAATCTACCATTTTAAGTTTTTTATTAACTTTACTAGTTTTAGCAGTCAATGCAGTATCTAACATTCTACTTGCATTATTAAATATCTCTCCTGCAAATCTAGCCTCTACATTCATTCCTAAGTCCATTAAGTCTTGAAAGGTTTGTCTAGCAGTTTCGGCAATGTCATCTAGTTCAGCATCTGTAGTTTCTAAATCTCTTACAGTTGGCAATGCGGCATCAATCTTACTAACACTATCTAATGTAGTGTTAAGTTGAGTTATTGTAAGTGCCTCTTTTGGTTGTTCGTCTACCGGATTGTCTTCATCTTCTAAGTCGAACAATTCTTCTAATTTTTTAGTCATGTGTCTCTCTTAAACAATCTCTACAAATACAATCTTTGTATTCATAGTTGATTTTACCCCTAGGTTCTTTATGACACCAACAAACATGCCATCCTGTCGTATCAGGGTTACAAGTAAATTCTTTATCACACAATTCACATGTTTTATACATTATTATTACTTATCTATGTTTCTTACCTTGGTGAAATATATCTGATTCAGTAACAATTCTAAAATTTAGTCCTTGTCGTTGACACCATTTAGACGCCGCTTCCCATTTAGCATGGTTAATTGCTATTGCTAATCTATCTCTTTGGCTAGTTTTTTCTGTAAGTCTTGTTTGTCCACTTGGCTTTATTTCAATAAGTTCAGCACGTTTTTTGCCAGTCTTGTTTTGATAAACAATAAGAAAATCAGGAACATATATAGTTTGTTTTCCTGTTAATGGGTTTCTGTAAGGTATCTTAACTGATTCACTTGCCCATTGTATTACACTCGGATGATTGTCACAGAAACGCATAAAAGCATGTTCCCAACTACTTCTATAAGTTGGTTTTTTAAGTCCAGCATACTTGTTGGTATTTGCTATTTCGTATAAACCTCTTGCCCACTTGTTAGCCATAATTAAGCCTTAACTTGTTGTGATACTCTAGCAGGTACTTGTTTGTTGTTCGTATAACCTAATAAACTCGATCCTGATCTACTACTGTTTAAAAGTAAAGGTATACTAAGTCTAGGATCAGTACTTTCAAATTTACTAATAACCTCATGAGCATATAGGCCTAATTCATTTATTGAATTTAATATCCCAGCAATAAGTGCCGCTGCTGCTTGTTCGTTGGGTGTTCGGTTGATACAAAACGACTTAACAAGTTCATAATCATTGTCTGTAAATTTTCCTTTAGGACTGAATTGTGTGGAAAAAAATTCATTGACTCTTGCATCTACGTTGTCGTTAATATTTGTTATAGGTAAAGCAGTGTTTTGTGTTGTCATTTGCAGTATTCTTCCCAATATTTTAATCTATCGTTGTACGAAGTTCTTTCTTTATCGTGTTTCTTTAATATTTCCATATAATGTTCATAGTCGATTATCATGTGTAATTGGATCCAGTGCTAGAAGATGGTGTTGAAGCAGAAGTAGTCGCTTCGCTATCAGTTGTTGTACTAGATATTGTTGTTGTACTAGACGTTGTCGTTATTGGCGCGGAACTAGTTTTTCCAAACTCCAAACCCGCTCGCTTAGAGAGATCTGATATTTCTTTTTTAAGCGATGAGTTACTAGGGTCGTTATTAAGTAATTGAGTAAGATTCGTTATTCTATCCCGAATCTCAGTTTCCTTACTGGCTCTTGTATTAGAACTATTAGATAAGTCTCGTTGACCACCGTCACTTAACTTTCTAAAACTACCAGCACTACGAGTTGTGTCAGGTACAACTGTACCGTTACCCATACTGAAAGGGTCAGAGAAAAATGATCCTGCTACGTTAAAGGCAGTACTGAATATGTTGCTTTTGTTACTCGATACTACACCTGATGGTGGTGAACTATTACCAAACGAAGCAGTTCTGTCAACAGGCGAGCCTGTGCCACTTAATCCTTCTCCTGTGTTAACCCTGTTATTTCCGACTAACGCAGTAGGGAGTATTACATCAGTTAAAGGATTCTTACCTCTCAATATACTACCAACTACTCTTTCTAAATCTTTTTCAAATACTCTAGATAAGTCTGCATCTTTTGTATTATTAAATATAACTGAACCTTTAATAATTGCACCTAATAAGTTTCCACTTGCTAGGTCAGAAGTAACAGTATTAATTGCATCAACAAGACCACCTTGATAGAAGATACTGTCAGTAACTCCTCCGCCAAATACACCTAATGGACTTGGACTATTATCATAGTGAATATCAGTAAACCCTTTAGGATTTATGTTGTTTACAAATCCTGTGGCATATTTTACTGTTTCGTATTGAATGTTCATAGTATGTTGCATTAAACTACTGTTAGCATACGAATGAGTATCGTGTCCAAAAGCATTTATTATAGGATTAATTAATGTATATTCTGCAAATCTTTTTTGTAACATTGAATAGATTCTAATATCTTTAAAAAATCTTTGGTTTCCGTCACTAAATCCGAATTCGTTGCCTCTATATCCACTGTATCTATCATTGGTACTATAGGCTCCGTTGCCTATGGCATATTTACTATCGTTATAAAAGAAATTTGCGTAAGTGTGCAATACACTTCTTATAAGATCTCTTTGATCATCATGGAATACAACATTAACAGGGTTATAATTTAGTTTATGCTGACTATGTACTTGCCTGTTATACTGATTGTGTGTCTGTACATCGATATTGAAACTAGGTAAATCAACACTTTTAACTAACATGTTCATTTCTAACTTGTCTATATTATCAAATAGAGATGCAGCCTGAGGCGTAAAATTAAATACAACATGAAAAAGATTACTATATCGTGGTTGCAACTCGTAGTTGTTATCTATAAACAACCGAGATGCATGTTGGAAGTCTTTTATCTGGTCGCCTTGAGATAAGGCATTTAGTAATGAGTTAACACTAGTCATGGATTACCTCCTTAACCGGTTACAGTTTGACCTATTGCTCTCGCAACTGTTGCCCCAACACCGTCACCAATTGGACTCTGAATTGCATTATCAAATCTAATACTTGCAGTAATTGTTACTGCTTCATTTGATGCATAGTTTAAGTCGTTATAGTTTACGTTGGTTAAGAAACAACCATATAATTCCCATGTTTCAAGAACATTAGCAACACTGGCTCCATTGCCACCGTCTAAGATTTCAAATCTTGTTACAAATTTATAGTCGATGCCTGAAGTTGCACTAGCCTGTTCCATGAAGTCAAATTGTTTCTGAACTTGCTCGCCAAGTAATCTACTAACTGATCCGTTTACATCGTCTCTAAAGTTTACTGATATTGGATCCCAAGTATGTTTTCCTGCAACATATGCTCTACTATTGTAGATTGGAATTTCAATTTCTTCAAATGTTAAGTTTGGTCTTGTTATATCCATAACCTGTTTAGTTAGTTCTGTACGTGGAGTAGACACACCTAAGTTCTCAAACAAAGCACGGAAGCGATATTTAAGTTTTGGCATAAGCAAACCTTGCGAGTTTGCTGATTGATCACTGTCTAATGGTACAGTAAATTTTGTTAGTGATGAAACTGACATATTGTCTGCCTCCTTCTCTGTGTTATTTTATAATAATATTTATCAAATATCTTTCGTAAAAAATGGGTGGTATTTGTAGTACCACCCATTAATTTCGTTATTTTAGGTGTCTAAAACAGTTATACTACTGCACTTGCACTAGCAATGTTGCCTGAAGCAATTTCACCTGTGTTCTTAAGTCTAATTGGGATAAAAATAAACTCTGCAGACTTGACTGGCTCAATCGCTATATCAACATATAGTTCATTACGATCAATTCTAGTATTAGTATTGTTTGTTTCGTCACAAACTACTAAGAAATCAAATATACCACGTTTTGAAACTAGGTCATTCATGATTTGTTCTACTTGTTGTTTTAGTTCGTCTCTTGTAATCTTGTCGTTTGGCTCGAATACAAATCCTAATGCAGTTGCTTGTAATACACCTCTTAAATATCCAACTAGCCTAGAAACATTAATTCTATCTAATGCACTAGTGCTTGCTGCTCTAGTCTTGTTACCATAGTTCAAAAGTCCTACGCCATTAAAGAATGTAATCGGATTAACTCTATTGGAGTAAAGTGTATCTCTTAAACTTTCTCTAATATTGTCTGTAACAAACTCACCAGTTACAGCATTAATATAACCAATTGTGTTTACATTATCAATTAATCCACGTCTTGTACCTGCTGGAGCGAACCACTGGAATGCTTGATCATCGCTTCTACTAATTGTTCTTAGCATCATATGACTTGCCGGAACAACAACAGTATTTCCACTTAGGTCAGTTGTTTGTCCTGATGGATAAAACACACCTAAATAAGGATCTGCACTTACTAGTCCATCTTCACTATTATCTGCAGATACATTAGTATTAGTTGCCCAATTTTGAATAGCAGTACTTGTTCCTTCTAATCTCATGCTTGTGTCACCAATTATAAATGCAGTATTTCGTCTATCATTGTTTAACGAAACCATGTTACTTATTAACTCTGGATAACCAGGTGATGCAATAATATTAAAGGTTCTACTATCTTCTCTTAGTGCTTCACTAGTATCAATAGCCGATTTCATTGCCGCTACTACAATTTGTCTAACCGCTTTTCTGCCCAGGAATGGTGATCCATCGTTTCTATTACCACTTACTGTTACCCATGCATCCTTTTCTGATGGAAGTGTTGGATAAAGTGTAGTATCTGAGAAGTTAGTTCTTGAGAAATAGTTACTCCTGTAACGTTTTACACTGAGAGTACTACGTCTTGTATTAAACAATAAAGTACCTCTAGCAAAAAGTGTAGGATCTGGAACATCTAAGTCCACAACACTATTACTTTGTAATGCAACTATTGTAGGAATAACTCCTGTTACCACATCAGTAGTTGTGTCTCCCATAAATCTTGCATCTGCAAAAAGTATACCGTTTTCAGTACTTTGGTCTGTGTTATCAATTAAAACCCATACACTTTCGTTAGCGGCGTTTAGTTGTCTTCTGTAAATCTTAGGATAATTTTCTAAATCACTAGTGTCAATCCATATATCACCAACTATCAATGCTGTAAGATCAGTTTGTAAAGTTGGTGCAGTTGCACTCATAATTGGTCCTAATGGATCTGTGTTTGCTAAGTTAAATCCTCTAGCATCACTAGTTACCGTCTTATAACCTTTCCAAGTACCGCCGTTTTGTATCAGTATGTCTGCTTGTGTTCCACCATGAAACCAGTTTCTTAAATTTACTGGATCTGCATCTGGAGCAGTTATACTTGCAGTATAAGTTGGAGCAACCCAGTTACTTAAAATTAAGTCACTGCTATTACCTGCTCTTACTTGTCCTGTTGTTATTGCCACTACAATACCTGCAGTTGTTAACGGTGTTCCACTTGTATTTTTAAGTACAATTACACCACCTAATGCATGTTTAATTTTTATAGCACCAGTACTAAGTATCTCTGCACTAACACTAGTAACGTTTGCAGCATTAATGTCGCTTGCTAGTGTAGTTAATGTTGTGCCACTTAGTGTAACTGTTACTGCACTAGATAATGTTGTTGAATTTGCTACACTTGCTTGAATAGTAAACGTATTATTTTGAGTTAAACTTGCAGTTGTAACATTACCAGTAACTTCTAAAGCACCCGAACTAAATCTTCTAAACAATTTGTACGTAATAGTGTCGTTTTCAGATACGTCGAATTGTGCATAGTATGTGCCTACTGCAATAGCAAGTCCACCTGTTACATCATAGTTCTTAAGAGCAGTTCGATCGTTCTCATAAAGAGGAACACTTACACTGTCAAATGTTGCAGTTGATGAATTAAAAACACTTACGTCTAGTAATGCACCAGTACCAGTTGCAGTTGTCTTTTGCCAAATACTTCCTGATGGACGAGGTGTTGTGTCTGTTGATTTAAATTCTGGAACACTATATGTTTGACTCTGTTGTATCAAAGGTCTAGCAAAAGTTCCTGCAACTAATCCTGTAGCAGTAAGTATTGCACCTGTTGCATTTGCAAGTATGATCTTACCATCAGCAACTGAACCGTTTGACTCTGCTAAACTGGTTGCATAAATTTCAATTTTGCCATCTATTGCGGCTGCAGTAACACCATCTATTGAGGCGTTGTTAATGCTTGTTGCTAGGTTAGCAACAGCTGTTCCACTAAGTGTAACAGTTGTACCGTTAATTACTATTGAATTACCATTTGTTAATGAAGGGTTTGCAACTGTACCTGACATTGTTGGATGTGCAATTTGCCATGCACTTGATCCTACTAGTACCCATGCATTACTTCTATTTTTATAGTAAAGCGGATTGGATATGTTAGTTGCAACAATAGCATAAGAGCCGATACTACCAATCGATGTTAAAGGAACACCACTTGAAAGATCAGTTGTTGATGTAATTACTGTTGGTACTTTATTTGTAAAAGTTCCAGCAGTTAAATTCCATTCAAATATACCCCAACGAGTATCAGTGCCTACATCAAACCATACTGTTCCGTTTAACGGATTTCCTGTTGGTCTACTAGCACTAGAAGTTAATGTTGCTAAATCTACATCTGCTCTTGTAACGTATGCTCTGTTACTTGATCCAAGTAAACTGTATGCTGCCAATAAGCCGAATTCGTTAATTTCATGTCCATTGATAGGAGTTCCACTTGCAGTTTGGTAAAATAACGGATTACCAAATGTTGTAGTAAGTTCTCGTTGACTACCAATTAAGTATGTGCTTCCTGCATTTGCGGAAGTTGTTCCTGCCGCAGTTCCTGTTCCGGATCCGCTTGTCTTGTCTTGGGCTGTTGCTACTATTATTGCTGGTATCGTTCCTGTTGCACTTGCAACATAGTTGGATTCATCAATGACTGTAACTTCTACGCCGGGTGATACTAGTGCCATATTATTCCTCATCCTTTAAAGTAAAGATATTATTATAATATATTTATCCAATAGTTAATAAAACCACCTAAAAACTACATACCCTTTAAAGGTTCGTTAAATAAATACATGTATGAGACCGTTATGTTATATATGCAATACCACTCCTGTTGCAGTAAATTATCATCGAGAAGATAAAATTTACTACAGAAAACTATGTGATAAATGTGGAAGAAAGAAAAAGAAAGTTTCTTTACATAAATCGCCTAGATGGAAGTTGGCAGGTTATAGAAAAAAGAAAATGTGTGAATACTGTGACATTAAACTGCCTATGATAGAACAACTAGTAGTATTTCATGTTGATTCTAATCGACAAAATATAAATGTTAGTAACTTAAAGACAGTTTGTTTAAACTGTAATTTTGAGTTGTCTAAGACTGGGTGGGTACAAGGAGATCTTTTAGAAGATCATTAACCACGTTTTGTAATTCACTAACTGTTCCGTTGTTGGTTATTAAATAGTCGGGAGTGGTTCCTACCCAACTGTATTCACTAGAATGTATATCAGGAAATAAAACTGGCATTTGTTCAGCATCAGTAACTGCTAAGTTCCACCATTCAGGATCCGCATCTCGTTTAACTCGAACAATCTTTCCTCCGAGTCTGCGTATCATTTGTA